TACCCCTGCGCCACAGGCTCCGCTTCAGCAAAATAATGCCCATGCCCGTAAGCCTGTGCGCCCTCGCCAGTGCCGATTTTCTCGTCAAGGAAACCTTCCTCACCCACAGAGTGAGGACCGCCTTGGTATGCGGTGATGCCGCCGCCGTTGTCTTTGTGAGGCACGTTGGCAACATCATTTTTAACCATACCAAGGATATCCTCGGTTGGCGTATCAAGGTCAAACTTGCCAATTCTTGTGGCAACTTCTGGGTTATGGATTGACGCTTCAGTTAAACCAATCGGCAAGTGTTGAAATTGCACATCTGCAGCCTGTCTGAGCCTTTCATACGCACGGTTAGAATATAACCAAGAATCGCCTTCTTCCGGTGTTCCTTTAACTGCTTTATACTTGTCATCAATGGCTCTGTACTCGGCAAGTTCTTTTTCTGGATATCCGCCTAAGCCTTCTATTTTTCTTGGGTATCTTGGAAATTTTGTGTTGTCGTCATTGTCGCCATTCCATGAAGTTGAAATTGATTTTGGAATTTTAAAAACATGAACAGCTTTATCTCCATATCCATATTTCTTGGAATAGTGTTTTGCATAATCAATGGCATATGCCGCACGTTTTGGATCTTCATGGTCGATTACAAAACTGTACAAGCCTTTTCCAAGTGGTCGAATGTTGCCTGGTTCTCCAGAACCAAAACGAGATGGGTTGATTTTGTCAAAATCAGACCCCCCATGCACGACGTACAAGGAATCATCACTCATCACAGTCTCCCCGTGAACATAGGTTGGCCAACCTTGCCCGTATCAATGTGGAAGCCAGATATTGCACGAACCGGATGGATAAATCCACCACGGGCTTCGTTCATTCTTGGTTTTGACGGATCAAACGTGCCTTGATTGCCCGATGCAGACTTTATCTGCTCCGGATCAAAGGCAATGTAGCTGTCTTGCGCCTCGGGATAAATCTTTTTAAATGCATCGTCGCCAAGGTAACTTAGGTCTTCAGGATTTGGTCGTTTGCCGTAGTCATTCAAACCTTCGCGACGGTTTAAGTAAACAATGCCGTCGTGGCCGTGTTCTTTTAAAGCGTTTTGAAGTGCCTCTTGTGGTTCAGAGTTTTCTAAATGCTTAAAACTTTTTTCCACTATTTCTTTATGCAATTGACCCATAGCACGCCGAGGAGAAAACGAACCGTGGTCTTCCAAACGAATCGGATTCTTGATGTTTAGGTAAACGGGGTACATGTGCCCACGTTGTTCCGGTTCAGATCCGGTAAAGTCATTTCCTTGTTCTTGTGGCCCAAAATGACTGCCCATCTCACTGGATTTGGTATCAAACTCTTGAAAATCCGGCGTTGAATCGTAGTCTCGTAAAGATTGTTGATATAGAGCGCGAGTGCCATGATAAAACACCTTCGGAGATCCGTCAGGGTTCTTTAAATCTGGATGCGCGTCTTTGTGAAACTCAGCCAAGCTCTCCCCACGGCGTGGATCGTCGTGAGGAATGTAGTTTTCTTGATGCTTGGCGAGCTTCTCGTGTAATGTAGGCTCGACTTCGCCGCCATTGGCAAGACCAGACGCTTTAGCTTGTGCAACATCAGCGGGATTGAGCCCAAAATGTTGTATTTCGTCAGGAGATAAACCTTTTATCGCAGAAAGTGTTCGTGTGAACCTGTCGGAAGGACGTGGTGCATTATCTGCTCGAACTGCCCCTCGATTTCCGCTGGCGTTACCAAGTCCACTGACCCCCGCTTGGCCAAGATCCTGTCCAGTGCCTTGTTGAACAGTCCCAACTGGGCGTCCGACATCTGAGACACTGTTTCCATTCCTATGATCTTCTCCGCTTTTCTGGACAAAGCGTCGTACTGCATCTTGTCTATCATCATTTGATCCTTTCCATTTCATTATGGCAAGAGAAGGTAAGTCGTGACGTTTTTCGTCCCACCCAGTCTTTGACCACTCATGTTTCATATCATTAAATTGTTGTGGTGTCACGTATTTTGGATCAAAAGGCACACGGCCAAGCTCTTCAAACCCAAAGTGAGAATAGAAATCTGGAAGAAAACCGTCAGGATGCTTGTCGGTTGGCACTGCATAGGCGTCAAGCGCAGTTGCGCCATGTTGCAAAGCCTTCAAAACGACCGGAGCCCCGCCAATTCCTTTGGCACCAGGCTCGTTATTCACCACGCTTGTTAATGCGGTTTCGTTGTCGGTTAGGTCTGGGTGATTAAAACCATACTCGTCGGCATAATTGGTGCCTTTTTTAAGTCCAAAGTAAACTTCACCGTCTTTAAGTTTGTATCCGGTGAATTTACCGTCTTTTTTCATTGCATTGATTTCATCTGGTTCATACTGGCTCAACGTCGAGGATGAATCAGAGCTTTTAAGGGCTTTAGACAATTGCGCGGCACCAAGGCCACCTTCAGTAACTTTTGTATCGGTGTCGTGCCACTGATCGTTGAACGCATTCAATGCAAGTTGCGCCGCTTTAGCAGATTGAATGTCTTGCGGACGATGCGGGAGCCGATCAGCGACATCTTGCGAGATAGTAACCGTTGGCATGGCAAGATCAAAGGCACGGCGAATGTTGGGGGCTCGACCTTTTTCCGTAACCTTATTTGGATCTTGTTGCGCAAACCAATCATGGAATAGCACTTCAGGCGCGACTGGATGCCGGAATTTGCCAACAATCCGGCCTTTTATGCCGTATTGATAGCTAGGATGCTCTGGAAGACCCGCAGATTTTAAATGGACAAGTTGTTCGTCCTCGGATCCTTTTGGGATCTCCATGACAAACATGCCGTATCTGCTCGGGACACCCGCAAAATTTGGATCAAGCGTTGCGCGTGTAATCTTGTCAATGTTTGGAGCACCAAGGTTCTGCGCTTCTGTGCTTTCAAGAACGCGAGCAACGCGCAAACGAGCTTCAAAACTTAACTTACGCAAAAAGTTTTCAGCGTTTTTGTGCCCGAACCCAGGGAAGTTTTTAAGGGATTGCAATTCTTTTTGTTCTGTTGGACGACGCACCATGTCGTCAATCTGCTGAACCGCTTCAGGGTTGAACCGATTGTCATCCACGTACTGCTTCATTGTCTTCATCAATGAATTAGCAAACGACGCATTTGACTGATGACTTGTTTGTTCCATTGCGTGGACAATTACATAGTCCGCGTCTTTACGGATCTTTGAGGAGCCGCGGCCTTTGCCTTCAACAGCCCACGCCAACCCATGCTTCCGGCTTTCAGGTAGCAACGGATAGCCTGGCCCACCAAACATGCCTTCTGGTTTTTTCAATTTAGAACTGTCAATCCCAGTGTACGGATCACCCGCTTTTGTTAAATCAGCAAAAATTGGAAATACTTTTTTTCCAACCAAGTCTTGAGGATTGATGTCTGGGATATCATTCCAATTGAACGGCACGCTTTTTTTGCGGCCACCCTTTGCGTATCCACTGACAGGCTTAACTGACTTAGCTAACCCCAACACTCCGCCGCCGTCCGCTTTGACAATGACGTGATGATAAACTGGGTGCTCTTTCCCTCGCACCAAGATGGATCCAGCCTGTGGCCCGAGGTCAATATTGCCTCGAGTTGTCGGGCGAAGCCTTGGCTCGGAAGGCGAGTTTTCATACCGCGCCAGATCGACGCCCTTGGGAAAATGAGCGTTCAATGCATAGTAATGCTTGCCACGGTGCTCTACAGAGACAATTGTGTTGGTGTTCTCGTGGCCTTCAGGGGCATCTTGCCACCGCCATCCCGCCTTTTGCTTAAACAGGTTGGTCTTGGCAACCGCGTTGCCCTTGCCGGACGTGCCCGTCTCGTCCACTGCATCCCTCGAAGCTGTGAAATAAGGCTTCCCGCCACTGCCGATGCCGATCGAAGCCGCCGCGGATTTGTGGCCAGTCATGTCTTGCTTGTCGGGCATCGATAGATACTGCCCACCCGCCGGACGATCATCCTCGGGGAACATGCGTTGCGGCTTAGGAAACACCGACATCGGGTTCTGGATGTCGGGAGTTACGTCGCCGCCATCCGCACGAACCTGACGAGGAACGTTTGGCATGAACTTTGAGGACGGGAGTTCCTGTCCACCAGCTCGTTCCTTCGCCATCTTTGCACGGCGCAATTCAAGTTCGCCACCTTCCGACAGCCTTACTCGAGCAACGGGCTTAACACTCTTGGCAAGTCGGATGGCGTCATTCATTGCGGTTGCTTTCCTGTAATGGCCGGAATCACACTGCCGAGAAGCCGGACAACTTCGTCCTCGCTCTCAGGATGAACCGCGAGGTTCTGCGCCAGATCAATCATCTGGATCCGTTCTTTGGCAAGCATCTCTTGCTCTTCGACGGCACTGTCGCGCTCATCCTTCTGCATATTGGCCTGAAGCGAAGCCGCTTTTAGTTTGGTGTCCATCACCTTGGCGTCGGCTATCTGCTTCTTGATCTGGAGATCCGCGGCGTCCTTTTCAGTCGGCCCTTGCTGTTCACCACCCGCAAGCCCCTCTTGCTGTGCCTTGGCCATGTCGATCTGAAGCCGCCCCTGATCCAACGCGATGCGAGCCTGAGCCTCGCCTTGCTTCGTATCGGCATCTTGCTTCTTGATCTGCATCTCGGCCATTTCCTTCTGCATTTCAGGAGGAGGAGAGCCTTGCGCCTCTGGCGGAATCATGAACTGCTCAGGGTTTGACCAACCCACCGCCTTCAACGCCGCGGTGTCAATCGCAATCGGATCGTACAGCGTCGGGTTCGATGCCTGAATTTGCTTCAACGCCATGATCTTCATGAGCCGTTGCGTCTGGCTCGCGGTGTTAGGGTCAGCTTGCGGGACGAGATCAACTTGGTTCACACCACGTAAGAAGGTTTCCTGATCCCATGCACGCGCAGGCTTGCGGTTCTTTTGCCAGAAGCTCTCAGGGTTTTCCTTAAAGCACTGGACGAGGAGCGCGAACTCTTCGGCCTGAGAGGCGTGCATCCGCTTATGCACCGCGTTCAGAACTTTGGTGGCTTGATCGATCAGCGCGATCGTCGTGCCCACGGGGGCGTCCGCACGACCTTCACCCACGGCGGCTTCGGCTGTCCCGCCAATGCGCATGCCTGTTTGAGCCATGTTCTCAATGAGGGCCATCAATGTTTGAGATGGTTCCTTGTATGGCAGAGGCATCACGGCCTGACTGATCGGCATGCCGCCCGTCTTGACCAGAGCCCCACCGCCTGGCGGAACGCGGAAGATGTTGGTGTTCTGCCTTGCGCCAGTGTCGGCATACAGGAAGCCTGGGAAGTTGGCATACATTCCCGCATCCAACAGTTCTCTTTGCGCGGCAGTGATGGCGTTGGTCGTGTTGCCCAAAATGTGGAGCAAGCCGATGTCATAGAACCCCATGCCAGGCACGAAGGTGTACTTCACGAAGTTCTGCCGAGCTTCGGGAAGTTCCTCGGTATCCTCGTCATAGTTGCGCACGATCGAGAGAATCTCGTGCGACGATACATCGATTGTCACCCGATACGGGATCTCGAGGCCAGTCTCTTTGCCTTTGTGCTTGTGCTCGAAGCCGTTGACGTCCAGTTCGCAATAGCACTCGTAGATCTCGCGATCCCGATCGTCAGGGTTTGACTGCCCCGCGCTGATGCCCTGTTGCGCCTTCTTCTCGCGCTGTGTCGCATCGAGATCAACTTGTTTAGGGGTGGAGAGATCCACGTCCTTGTACGCACCAATGATCTGCATGCGCTTCACCACCGATGGCCGCATCATTATGCGATGCGTAACGCGCTTGGCGTTGCTCAGATCAGTGGCCGAGTTGTTGACGATCATATCGTCGGCGTCAACTGATTCGGAGACAGGACGGCCCCTGAGTGGACAGAAGTAGACTTTCTTGAACGCCGTGCCGCCAAAGCCCAACATGAGAAGCATGCGGTCGGTGTCAGGATAGTACTCTCTGGCTGTGGAGGTAAGGTAGTG